TTCTTCTGAACCTATCTGGACAAAGTTTGTACCTGAAGTTGGAAATAAGGATGCATCTGTTAATACAATAGTAGTTGTAACCGCATTAATGCCACCATTTAAAGTTGTAGTTGCTTCACCTGTTACAGTTCCGCCCCAAGAAGCTAGTCCCCAACCAAAACCAGGTAATTGTTCTGCGGGTCCTACTGGATAATAATGTTGTACTCTGATACCACCAGATGTTGTAGCACCTGAGCCTGTCTCATTAGATGGCATTGTGATAGTTAAAGTGGTAGCTGTTGGCACAGATGTTACCATAAATTTTTTATCATCAAAGTCTGATGCTGAGTAATTAGAGTTTGTAATAGCTGTAAAATTATCTAAAAGAATAATATCATTTTCTTGAATGTTATGATCCGTGCTAAATGTTAAAGTGACCGAAGGTGAACCATTTGTTGTACTAAATGTATTAGTTAATGTTGTTGTAGTTTTAATTGGATGAATGTCGTAGAATACGCCACCTGTGTAAGCATATAAAATTCTGTTTGTGCCTATGATTGCAAACTTGTTACCAGACTTATTAACTAAATGATGTAAAGCTCTTGCAGCTCCTGTAAGTTTAGACTCACCTAATTGTGACCAACCACCTATCTTTTCAGGTGTACCATATCTAAAACGTACGTTATCACCACCAACCCATTGTCCTTCAGCTGTGGTTTCTGTTATCTGTTTATTGAATCCAGGTTGGAATCCTATTTTTTGTAGCATATGGCTCCATTATAATACTATTTTACACCTGACGGTAGACCTAACTTAGCTCTTCCATCAAACTTGTTTTTACTAGCAAATGGGCCGTTTACATGATTATAATGTAAGAATACTTGGCCACAAATGTTCCCGTCAAAAGGCTCTCGCCAATGTTCAAGTTCACAGCCACTATATACTAACATATCTCCTACTTCAAGCAAGACTTTCTCACCTTTTGGAGCGTTGGGTTTATGTATATTTTTATACTCGTCTATCACATTATTAGATCCTGTAGGGTCTATAAATATAGGCCAAGGATCACCACCTAAATTAAGGGTAGTAGATATCTCACAGCTTGGTCTATCTTTATGTCTTTTTAATTCATCGCCTCGTTTGTATGCTCTTGCATACGAGTAAGTTGGTATTAAATCTAAGTTTGAATGTTGTTTCATTACAGGTAACATTTTCATCAATAAGGTATCCATTACAAAATCACCATAACAAGAATAGGTATTTGGTATCTGTTGATCAGTCCATGTTCCAAGGATCGGGGACTGTGAGTGTATATTATGTTGATACATATAACCAACAGCATCTCTTTTAAGTAAGAAGTAATTAAATATAAAATTAGCTAGTTCGTATGATACAGCGTTTTTTATAACTTGATATTTAAACATTAAATCCTTTCTGTATAAAATTAAATGATACAGATATTCTTATATCATCACTTTCGTTAGGTTCAACACAATGCCATAACCAAGAAGGAAAGATAACTATTCTACCTTCAAGAGGATCTATATGAACTTCTCTCCATAAATGTGATGGAGGTTTACCTTCTTTTCTTGTAGGCATAACCATGTGTGCTCCTGGTCTTGGTTCATTAAAAACAAGTTTACCAGAATTTTGTGGAGCTTTAATATAATAAACACCACTAAAATGACTATTCGGATGTAAGTGTGGTCTATTCATTCCACCTGGTGGATTTATATTTGCCCACATGTTTCCCATCATAGGTTCTCTATCTAACCATTCTTCTACAAAAATTTCACCCATCATTTTATACAGTTCATCTACTAAAGGTTTAAATACAGGTATTTGATGCATGTTAGTTTGACTATGCCAACCTTTTAAATTAGTTCTAGTCACACCTTTATCTTTGTTAGACCAATCAACAACTTCTCTTTCAAAAAGCCTATTATCTAACTTAACATCTTTAGCATATACAACAGTTGGAAAGTATGCAGCTTTAATCATCATTTAAACGGTGTCCCTCCAAACCACATTACCAAAGATTGTCTTCTACCACGTGTAACTGGTTTTACTCTGTGTCTTATAAAAGATGCAAAAAACACTGCGTGTCCTTGTTTTATCTTTGCAATTTTACCTTCTGACATTAATTCTAAATCTCCACCTTCAAACTCTGACTCAGGTGAAAGTAGACAGGTCATAGATATTTTTCTTACAGGTGGTTCGTGAGCCATGTTCACATCATTATCAACATGCCAGTCATAGAATCCTCCTTCTGGATACTCTGTGTATTGTGCAAGTTCTGTTATTTGCATTCCATCAAAACCAAAATGATTGCCATTTGTGGTTTTCATAATTTTTTCAATGTCTTTATACATATCAGTCATTTTAGAAAAAGGTATCCAACTAATATGTGATGTTCTAGTTTTAGTATCTACAACTCCACCTTTAATACCTTTATCACGTGCTCCAACAGATGCATCGTTTCTAGGTTCAGCACGTCCAGCTTGAATAATCATTTTACATTGTTCAGGTGTAAATATAGGTGTAGTAGTCTCTACTATAAAAGATCTCCAACGTGGTTCTGTTATCATATTAATATCCGTATTCTATCCATCCCGTTATTATATATTTGTCATTTGATAGAGGTGGGTTGCCTCTATGAATGTGTGTAAATTGTGAAGGCCATACTAATAATGTATTTTTCTCTGGTTTGAATCTACACTTTTGATATAAAAATTCTGTCTCTCCACCTTCTGTTACATCATTTAGATATATCATAAAAGCTAGTATTCTATTTCTTGCTTTCATTTCTGCATTCTCACAATGCCAAAAATGATAACCCTCACCTACTTTAGTCTTTTGTATTTTAACTTCTAGTATGTTGTGAGTAGCTAGTTTTTTTAGATAAGAATATTTTTGAACATATAAAGGATACACTTCTTTAAAAAATAAATCTATAAAAGGTTTGTTGTTATAAGTCATTGCAACATTAGTATCTCTTATTGTATCAATTGCATTATCAGATACTAACATCTCATCTTCTCGTCTAGGGTATACTGCACCTTGTTGCTCACATTTGTTAAAGTAAATCATATAATCTTCTATCAATTTATTTGGCATAAAGTTTTTAAATACACCTATATGATCGTCTCTAATTAAATATTGTCTATCCATTAATTAGCTCCTCTGTTTTTTATTGGATCAAACTGTACATCACAGTTTGCAGCTAGTGTTCGTCTAGTCTCATTCGTTCCATTAAAAGGATAAACACAATGTCTCATATCATATGGAAACACATAAAAATCTCTAAGATTCATTGGTGGTTGATAATCTATTTTAGCAAACTGACCATTACTAGCTCCTAATATCTGTAGTCTGCCGTTTTGTGGTATGTCTGCATTAGAATATTCTATACCATATGTTGAGGGTAGTTTTAAAATCATTACAGATGACAGACCTGTAAACAACATACCTCTATGAATATGTGCTGGATTATATTCATGTGCTTTCATTTCATTAACCCAAATAGAATTAAGATGGGTATCATAATCTCTAATTTTATTAAACGCTAGATAGTGTTTAAACACAGTCATAAAATAATTTGTTACATTTTGTGGTAACATATTATGGTTCTTCATCTTAGATTGATCTTGACCATTATAAAACAAACTATGTTCATTCTCTATCTTACCTACTAACTGTTTATTAGCAGGTGCTAGTCTATGAAAGTTTTGTTCGTATGTTTGATTAATCGCAGAAAAAATATCTAACGGTACCTGATACTTTAAAATTGATTGACCTAAAAATACAAAATCAAAATTAAGATTTTGGTTTTCCATGCTGTTCAATTTGTTCTTTCTCTTTGTAACTATTTTCTAACTCACCAGATTTTCTAATTCTTTGTAAGGATTGTAGTTGTCCTAGAACATTAAACTTATCAGTGTCAGAAGAATTTTCTGTAAGCTGTCTTGCTTTTTCAGCATACTGCATACCATAAGATTCTAATTGATGTTGATTAACATCTTTGTCATTAAATGATCCATCGTTAAATTCTTTTTTTAATCCAGACCACATTTTAATTTCTCTCATTCTATGCTTTGCAACTTTTTCCATAGAAGCTTTTGCAAATCTACATTCATCTATATCTATTTGATATTTAGTTGATTTGTATTCGTCTTCTTCTTTATCAATTTTACCTTCTAACCATTTAATCTTTGCTTCGTTTCTTCTATAGTCAAACGATAGTGTCATTAAGTTATCTAAGTATGATGATTGTTCTCTTACACACTGCCAATATTTTGCAGCTTTAGTTGGATATCTATTGTCTTGTAATACAGAAAACCTTGCTTCTGTTTCTGTTCGAAACATTTGTTTCTTGGTCCATGTATCA